AATTTATACCTTCTTTCTTCATGATCAAACAAACATGAGAGGCGCGCATGTCCTCTCACAACGATATTTATTTTTCTAGATGACTGATTCTTCTTTCGTGGTCATCTAATTCTTTAGAATGAGCGTCTAATCGTGCATCCTGTCTTCTGTTGTCTGTAGCCATATACTCAATAGCAGTAGTCAACTTTGTAATGCTATTATTTAATTTTAAGACAGGAGTCATAACTCCGATTAATGCTCCAATACCAATAATAACAGTGTATACCGCCTGTGCTTCAGTCATTTAAGCACCTTCTTTCTCACCTTCTACGAATCTAGTAAAGGCTTGGTGTAAGCCTGTGGACGCTAGACCCATTAAAGCACCATAAACAATAGAGTTGACAGACACGTCACTAACAATAGCGTTCAGAACTGCTCCAACAACTGCAAGAATTGTTGGAATGTACTTATTAGGTACTCCGTCAAAAGTTGTCTTTAAAATGTAGCCAACCACAAGGCACGCAACCATCACAACTAATACAAAATACTGAGTTAACTGTGTAAAGTCCATAATTTATTTACCCCCCCTTGTTATTTATCTAACTGCATTAACTCTTCGTATTGTGATTGTGTAATCCTTTTACCTAAAAGGTATACATCTAATAAATTCTTATTTTCTTCTGTCAAACCTTCTCGTTTAATCTTATTTTTCATTAATCTGTAAATCATGTTTATCCCCCCCTATTATTTGTTCAATTAAAATTGAATTATATTCTGCTTTTAGATACGCTTCTTCAAGTAACTCTTCTTTATTGATAGGTTCAAAATCTTCTTTTGATAAACATAGTTTTTCCATCATTTTAATTTGTGTTTCTGTCATTATGAGTTCACCTCACTTAACGATACGACATACTGCACATCGCTAGGCACTGCTACTTGGTAGCCATCTCCATTTTTGTTCTTAAAAGTTAAACTTCCCCCACTCTCAACATTAAAAGGTTCTTGAAACGTATCTCCGATAATATCTGATATATCAATTATCTCGTTTCCTTTGTGATATTCCTTTTTCTCAAAGTCAACATAATTCCCACTCGCTCCATATCCATCTAGTTCAAGGATTGCTTGTGGGATTGCGTAATGGTTTTCGTGATATTGCGAGAATGTTGTATTTGTGCTTCCTTCTTCAATTTGGAAATTCTCGAAAATGCCACTAACTCCACTATTGCGAATTTCAATGAATTTTACTTTTCTATTATTTACATTTAAAGTAAAAAATAGTTTGCTCTTTATGCCTATCTGTAGACTTTGAGTGTCAGCAATAGCAGAACCATAATTTCCATTACCATTAAAAAGCACCATAAATTTTGGGCTTGAAATTAATTTATTTGAAGGCGTTATGTCGAATGAAAATACATATTTACCATTCATAGTCAACGGTTTAAAAGAAACACAGAAATAACCATTCTCATAACTGATAGCATTATCTTCTTGTGCAACCTTTGACTGCGTAACTGTAACACTATTAGAAGGTTCAGTGTTATTTATTGATGTGCCGTGAGAATTGCTTAATATTGGTTCGTTAGTGCCATCTAATCCATAACATGAGAAGTTTTCGCATTTGAATATATTCTTCCCAATCTCCTCGACCTCGTTTACGCTCATACTCATTAATTCGCCCTCATTATAAGGATAATAAGCATTAGGGAACATAGATTCAAATTCATCTGTTGTGGTTGGCTCGTTGCCTTCTCCGAATATCTGCGTTAAATCAATTAGGTTAATGCAACCGTCAAAATACGATACATTCTCGGGATTTGCTAGATATCTGTTAAAATACACTTGATTTTTCCCACTATTTGTTGCAGTAAAAATGCTTTTGACTTCTGTTTCTGCGTCTTCTGGTTTTGTAAACGCAATTGAAACACTATCACCACACATATATAAAATAGCGTACCTAATTTTATCGGTAGCATAAAGGTAATATTTATGTCCACTAATCGCATTAATATCTGTGCAAATGTATTTATTTCCTGCTGTAACCGTCCAATTGCTATATTTAAAGTGCTTAGTCTGTTCGTCAAAGTCAATTTCTTTTCTTCTAGAAGGGTCTATTAATTGATTATATACGATAGTTCTTCCACCAATTGCATTTACTGCACCTAACTTAGCACCACTCGGAATGGTCTTCGTGTAGGCTTTTTCGTTGTCATTTTCAAACCTATATGAAATGCCTTTATTTAAACCCCATAAAGCCGTAAGGCTTCTTTGTGTTCTGCCGTCTGCTTTCGTGTTAGCGTCTAAGTCTTCCCTTAATTTAGTTATAACGCTATCTCTTCTATTCTCTGCTTCTTCTCTAGCATTTTCAGCCGTTACACGTTCATTTTCAGCACTGACCCTTAGTTGTTCAGCATCTGCTCGTGACTGCTCAGCATTGATTCTGCTTGTTTCTGCTTCACTTCTTAAGCGTTCTGCGTTGGCTCTATTGGCTTCTGCATTTACACGCTGACTTTCTACAGATACCCTTGACTGTTCAGCGCTGACACGTGCATTTTCTGCATTCTTACGTGTACTCTCTTCTGACACTCTAGTTCTTTCTGCTGACTGTCTAGTTTCTTCATTCTTTTCAACTCTTAATTTAAGAGATAAGATTTCATCATAAAGAATCTTGATGTTTTCATCCACAGCGATATTTTCAAAAGCTTCAATGTCAATCTCATTACCGCTGATTCTTCCGTTTATAGCATCACTGATAAAGATATGCTCTCCAGTGCTGTTGTTTGCTGTTAAATCAATGATTGTTGCTTTTTCATCAATCTGTGTAGTCTTACAGATAACGTATAACTGCCACATTCCTGCGCACTTGGTGATTGCACTAGTCACCTTAAAAGCATCCTCTACAAGTGGTGATATGCCTGTGATTTTCTTTCCTGTTCTTCTGTCCTTATAACAATATGCGATATATCTGTAGTGATCCTCATACTCTTTTGGAAAGAAGAATTGCAATGTTTCATCCAGGTTTTCATGCTGATTCCCTAGAAATATACTCCCTTTTGAAGGCCTACCTAGTTTATCAATAATAATGTTAATCATTTAATCACCTCTTTTTCATCAAGCGTAAGAATAAATAAATTTACCACATACATATGCTTTGCTGACCGTCCCATGCATTGCCGTTAGCGTCCAATGGCTCGCTGTAATGTCGCCTGTAGAAGGATAGTAACGGAGTGTTAAATCATTGCTCTGTGTCTGTACAGGGACGAACATGTTTCCTCTAGGTGACTTATCAGTGGGAAATCCTTCCCACATGTAACCCATAGTATTATTCGCTATGGGTGCAGTTACATTTCCATCCCACTTCAATTCAACAAGTTTTAACCCTTCATTATATCTATATTCAAGTTTGATCCCACAAGCGTTTATACCGCAGCTAATCCAAACACTCCATGCATTTTTAGAAACAGTTTCCATCAATTCCCTGATACTCATGTACTCCTGACATTTGCGTTCTACGGATACAATATTTAAGCCGTTTAAATGGACAGCGTATAAAACAAGATCTCTTGTACCTGTGCCGCTATAAATATCGGTCTGATTGTATGATGGTTCTGCTCCACCTGCTGGGCCTTTAATCACTGTAAGTGTATGTGTCTCTTTTGTCCCTGTTGTAGTAAATCTAGCAACAATGAGGTCTGTTCTTTTAACGCCACTTGAACCATTTTCGATTCTAACTGTTTCGCTTCCAACGATTCGCATAAATCTTCCGTAATTGCACAGGATCCCGTCATTTATCTTGATTTCATTATTAGAAATGATTTCAGCCGTCATTCTACTGCCAGCGTGTAAGATACCGTAATAGTCATATAATGCTAAATACATATATCCATGTAAATCGGCGCTGACTTCAGCATCTGTTATATTAATGTTCTTTATCACTTCGCATCACCTACCTTATATGATATTTCAATGTCATCATCACTAATCTTGATTATTTTTTGAGTGATAGGCTCTTTAAATGAGATACCTGTAATATTTTCCTTTGCTCCAACAATGTCAAAAAGTTCTGCATTATCAGCATCAAAAGAGATTTCTAGCGTATCGCTCTCATTCGCTTCTGCTACTTTCTCAATTGCATTCTTGGTTAATTCATCACGACTTTCAACATTCACATCCTCGTGTTTATATGTCTTTCTGTATAATCCTGTATATACCTGATTGGATTCGGTCCATGAGCCGTCAGACTGAAGATATAGATTAATTCTTAATCTATCTAATAACTCACCTTTTCCCAGACACAAAATGTGATTGTATGGCTTTGATTCAGTCTTGACTGTCATATCTATCTGATAGTCATTGTCATACTGTAAGGTGTCGCTCAAATCATTTATTTTTTCAGCATATAGATGGATTTTCCCATCAACACGATGCCTAATGCACAATCTCGCATTACTAGCGCCTAACGCTTTCTCTAAGGCTTGTAAAAGATTTATATCTCTTACATCATATTTAACGTTGATATTGCTAGCGCCTATGTTATCGACTACAAAGAGATTGCTGAACCTACCATCAATCAACACATTGATGCATGTGTTAGCTTCACCATTTAAAGTTAAATATGCACTTCCTGCCGGTGGTTGTACATATTCCTTTTCTAGCAGTCCTCGAAATGTAGGACCTATCAAAGTGATAGTGTTATCTGACGTATTAATCTTCAATCTCTGGATTACTCCACCAATTTCAGTGTTCTCCTTATAGAAAAGAGACCCCACAGTAAACAAAGGGTCTCTATCTTCCAAGGATAATGTCAATTCAAAATCGTTCTTACTTACATCATACTTTCCTATCTCAATGTCAGCATCGAAATGAGTGAGGTATCCTAATTCTTTGTAATTAGGATCTGTATAGATGTATTCTAATTCCATTTAGGCTCACCCCTTCGCTCAATCAATACTATGTCAACCTTCTCAACGCCTACAGTTGTAATGTCAAATGACCCTTGAGGTATCTTCCTGAAAGTATCATAGTTCTTATTTCTAGAATTGAATATATTGGACCGCACTCCATTAGAAGAATATTTTGTGATAGTCTTCTTGAATGTGTCGATCTCTGCATATTCTTCATTATTTAAAGTCACATATAACTGATAAGTGTTATCACTGATATTAACAATAGGATTCGTACATCTTCCATATATTCTTATAATTACGTGGGAATCTGTAAAGAAGTCATTGATAACATTCACAGACTTCGGAGCTAAATATGTAAAAGGATAAGTAAAAGGATACTTAGTGACTGTCTTCGCACTACTGGACGTGAAGTCAGCCGTATAGGTTGTCTCTTTAATCCAGTATGAATCGTCTGTAGCAATTTCTACATCTATTGATAATATACTCTTATGTTCTAAATATTCCGATTTAACGGACTTCACTACATAGCAGTAGTATTTATATCCATTAATTTCAAAATAGCCCTTAGATTGTCTCAAAACGTCAATTTCAAAATGCTCATAGAAACGATTTTTAATCTCATCAGCTTCATAATCATCAACACAAAACTCAAAAGGGATTGATTTCTTTACAATCCCTTTTGTAAATCCTGTTATTTGATTATTACTGCTCTTAATCTCCCATTCATAATCTCTCAATTCATTATAATTCACGAATATTCCCAAAGAAGTGAAGTCTAGTGTCTCATTGTTTGAGTTAGTATGTGTAATTTTATCAAGCATATTTTCTCACAATCCTTCCTACTTCCCTATTATCCAATACGATACTGAAAGAGCCATCTGTCAATGCCTTGACAATGATGTCATGGATTCTGCGTTCGTCGCTTAATAATGCAAGTATTCTATTCAATGCATTAACAATGTCATCACTTCTATTATTGGATGCATCACTAATCATCCTCATGAGTGTATCTCTTCCAGCCACGACTTCAGCGCCTGCTTCACCAGCACCTAACATTTGACCATTAGACATTCCGAAAATCGTAGGAGCATCTAAAATCATCGGATTATTCATTGCCTGTGCGTACCATTTAATCCCTAATGATGGAATTTTACCCTTTAATAAATCCCCCACATTCCAACCGCTTGGCTGAATATTAAAATGTGGTAGTGGGATATGAGGCCAAGAAATCTTGAAATTAAAGAATCCTTTAATTCTATCAATGATACCTTTGATGAAGTTTCCAGCACTTGAGATCGTTGACTTCGCTGTGTTCCATAATCCAATCCAGAACTTTCTAAATCCTTCGCAGTGATTCCATAGATAAGTAAATCCAGCAACTAACGCCGTAATAGCGATTATTACCAGTCCGATAGGATTAGCGCTTAGAATTGCCCATAATGCTTTAGCACCATTCATTACCAATGATATGCCAGCGCTTATCTTTGGGATCAATGTGATGATTGTACCTACAGAACTGATTACCTTACCAATTACAATCAATACTGGAGATAACCCAGCAATCAATGCAAGCATCACCGCAATAGTCGTCTTCGTTCCATTAGATAATCCATCGAACCATGTAGTGAGTCTTTCAATACCGCTCGTAACAGCATTGATGGCAGGTGTTAATGATACAAGGATTGAAGTACCGAACTTTATACCGCTGTTCTTCGCTTCATTGATGGCCTTCTTCGCCTTGGTAGAAGGTGATTCCAGCTTCTGAAGCGCCTGTCCTACATCATTAGTCTTGGATGACATAATTCCAACGGTATTGTTGAATTCATCAACCCCACCATTTAGAATCGCAAGTCCTGCCTTGCCTGCTTCAGCACTGCCCCATAATTCGTTATACGCTATACCATTCTCATCAGCATAGTCTTTTGTGACTTTTAAGACATCACCTAATGACATCCCCGCCTTCATGCAGTCCTGGAAGGACATTCCTGTCTTTTCCTTGATTATCTTTCCTAGATTAGTAGACGAATCACCTAATTCATTAAGCATACTATTCATATATGTAGTTGATTCTGCTGTACTGATACCCTGTTTAGTAAGAGATACATACCCAGATGTAAGGTTATCAATGTTCACTCCCATGGATGAAGCGGTCGGAATAATCTTACCCATAGATGAAGCAAGTTCATCTACTGTAGTCTTACCTAGATTCTGCGTTCTGACTAGCTTATTAGCGATATCATCTGCACTTCCTGCATTCTTCCCATATGCATTCATTGCGGTTGTGAGGACATCTACTGCGGTAGTTGTTGATGTGAAGCCTGCCTTCGCTAGATTGCCAGCCGTCTCAACGAACTTCCCTACCTTGTCAACGCTCTGACCTGCTGACAATGCCTGATATCCTGCTTCTGCGAGTTCTGTCGCTGATATGCCTGTCTTATTCGACAGATTCAGAAACTCGCTGGACAGTCCCTTTACTGATGTCTTGGAAGTATCAAAAAGAGTAGACATCTTATTCATTCCATCCTGGAAATCGGATGCACCTTTTACGGCACCAGTGAGGAATGCACCGCATGCAAGTGATAACGGTGCCACTTTCTTTCCCGCCTTGGTGATTTTATCACCTGTCTTTTGAAGTGATTTTCCCAGCGTGTCAGCCATGTTTTTAGCCTTGTTGGTTGTATCATCAATAGTCTTGTTTGCATCCTTATTTCTGATGAATATTGACCCAAACAATTCAAATAGCTTCATCCGTCAATCACTTCCTTTCATCTTCTGGATTAAATCCATTCAATATGTCATATGACTTTCTTACTGTTCTTATTCTTTCAGCCTTTGAAGGCTTCTTTTGCTGTTCCTCGATTAAGTCAAGATCCTTGTTGAACTGTCCCCATGACCTTTCATCAAGCGGTGAAAGCTTATGAAGATATAAGTCCCATCTCAATTCTTCCTTTCGCTTCCTTTCGAAACTGTCTAGAAAATTCATGAACTGTCCAGCAGGAATAACCCTATCAAGCAATAAAAAAGGATTCGCATATTCTCTGAATAGCAAATCCATGAACTTCATATAGTCTACTTGAATAATTCGGAAACAGCTGAGAAAAAATCCATGAACTCATCCATCTTGATTACCTGTGTAATCATTCTCACAAGGTCTCCTGGTGGAAGTTCTCCGATTTCCTTCACTTTCATTCCGCTGATGTTGGAAAGGAATGTATAGATTTCCTTTCTACATGATGGAAGATTTTTCATCACAATCTGAAGCACATCAGCAATTACCGACACCCCCAGCACCTTGACAGGGTCAACGTTTCCTTCTTTGACCTTGTCAGAATTATGGACGGCATCCATGAATGATTCAATCTTATCTACATCCATGACCTGTTTCAAATCCTGGAATCCAATCTTTGAAAGAATCTCAAACATTGGAAAAAGGTCATCTGATTTCAATTTTCTTAATTCCACTAGTCAGATGCCTTCTTTCTTCTCGGTCTCTGTTTCTTAGGTTCTTCCTTCACTTCTTCAATTGTTTCTTTTACAACTTCATCATTTTCTTCTGGAATTACTTCAATGAGGTTGTCAGCTACTGCCTTAATCTCTTCAATTCTTTCTTCTGTGATGTCTAGAATGTCACCAGGCGCATGTAAAGCACCTGTATATTTGTTTCTGAATGCTGTCAATACTTTTACTCTTGCCATAATATTCACCTCTTATAAAGTCTTAGGATAATAGATTCGATATGGTAATGTCTCAAGGTTTTCACCTAGTTCAGCATTACATTCGAATGTATATGAATTTGATACTTCTTCTTCATTCTTTCCTTCTTGTGAAAGACCGTTTGTGATTAGTGGATTATCCATAATGACAATGATATTCTTTCCTGCCAATGTCTCACCGACAAATGCCACATTTTCCCAGTAATCATCGTCAGTGACATCTGCTTTCGATTCAATCATGTCATATGTTGAATCCTCTGATTCGCCATCTTTTCCAATTACTGCCATCTTGAGGATTTCTTTTGTAACTTCCAGGAAGTTGATATCCATCTTAGCAGTCTCACCAATCTTCTTTCGTAATCCCTTCACGTTCACGTGAGCACCATCTGGCTCGATTACCTTGAATTTTGGAACAATCTCAATCTTTGAACCATCTTTCGTGCTTCCTGCAATGGATTCATCAAAGTTCCATGCACTTTCTGCGTATTTTAGATTCTTATGAATGGTGCCTGCACCAAAAAGAATCTTTTTAGGAGTATCTACTGTTACCCCTGTTTTTCCTGCTCTCATCTCGTCTAACATCTCCATTCCTTGATTTTCAAATCAATCTGTAGTCTATGTGTTCCGTACTCTACTGATGGGAGTGGCTGTGAACCTGTGTAGATTATTGCGATGCCTGACCCACTCGGTAGAATATCGGTCTTCCCTTCATTACTCACTGCATTCTTTATCTTTTCTTTCACTCTTTCGAGTTCTAGAAACTCTCTATTCGTTGTTCCTGTAACCATGAATGTAGATTCTTCAAAACAATATTCATTCGAAGTGTCAATTTCAAGGTAATCACCTATCCAGTATGTCTCTGGTACTTCTGAATCATTCCACTGCTTGAAGTCATATTCCATCCCGACATCTCTAAAAAACGAACTAATATAATTCAATGCTTCTTTTGTCATTTGTCTAAGTCTCCGAGATACTTCTTCGCTACCTGTTCAATGCGTGGCTCTGTAGTCGTAAATGCTTTGAATAAGGCTCTATTTGCCTTCTTACCATTGGTATAGTATGCCTCTATACCCTTACTTCTTAGGATTGCCATGATTCTTCTGGCTTCCTTCTTGGTATATGTTTTTCCGCCCTTAGGAGCCCTGGGAGCGCCATTCGATTTTACGAATATCCAGTATCCTTTTCTTCCGTCTCCGTTGATAGCATGCTCACCAGTACCGAATTCTTCATATATCGCATTCCAGTAGTCCGAACCGATATGAACAGCCATGTTTTCTTTGTCAATCTTGTATTCAAATGAGCCTGCTGTATGTGAAGATACCCTTCTGCTGTTTCTGCTTGCCTGTGAACGGATTTCACCGCCAATCTCCTTGAGGAATGCTAATGCCTTCTCCTTGATTGCTGATTTAACGTTCACCGAATAATCATAGAACTTTACGTTATTAGACATTTATACCACCACCAACATACTTGAGATAGATTTCTAAATGCTGATGTAATCCCATCGGATCATCAATCAGCTGTATCTGATAGACTGAGCCGTTAATAATCATTCTCGCATCACTTGAAGTGAACTCTAATGATTGATAGTCGCATAAGAATATATGTGTTGATTCCTGTAGCTTAGCATAATACGTATTTGTAGAATCACCAGTTGACAAATCAAGAAATCCTGTCAATTGATATCTATCTTCCCACTCCGTATATAGTTCACCAATCTCATTTCTATCCGTACTCTTAATCTGGACTACTGCTGTAACATTTCCGCCTAGCATTTTCAGAACCTCGCTTTTCGGTAAGGTTCAAGAAATCCTAATAATGATACAGGATACCCATTTATCTGATTGCTTGAATCCTGGTCATAATAAGTGACTGTATGTCTTGATAACGTTTCTGACTTGATTCCTATCTTACTTTTTGTGATTTCTTTCCAAAGCATGAGATCAATTACTCCAGCCTTAACTGATGCTGGATATTCTACTTTAGTAACTAGATTATAAGGTGCTTCAAATAGTTCCTTATCAACCTTTATATATCCGCTGCATAACTCTTCAACGACGTATAATCCATCATTCACTAGTGATTGAGAAATCTGAATGGTATCTCCCACTCTTAAGAAGGGAGATATACCATTCAAGATATTGCCTTCTGAGGTAGCTGTGAATCTGACATTTCTATTTTGAAAATTATTATGAGTGTAGCCTCTAATCATCATTTCAATAGAATCTAGTTTCTGTCTAATCTCATCATCATGGTATTTCTCGAATTCCTGATATCTCATTAATTCATTCAAAGACACAATCATCAGATTCACCACCTTTCATTATGCTGAGATTGTCTTTTCTACAGTTACGACTGCAATACCATCAAGATATTCAGCCCATAACTTCATACCCATTAATGCATAAGCTTCACCCACTGCTGTTCTATATGAGCCTTCTACATGGAACCCTAATAAGTTAGTTTCACCTTCAACTGTGTAGACAAGTCCTAATTTTTCGAACTGTGTAGATGGGTCAATGTAGTATAGTACGATGTTCTCTACTGGCGTAGCGATTACCTTGCCCTGTGGGATTTCAGATGAAAGAATCAATGTAGAAGCACCTAGAAAATTCTTTAGGTATTCAACCCCATTGGCTGTCTGAACAGTGATGTTAGCTGAACCTAGATATTCATATACATCTAGAGTATTGACGAATACTACAACTTCAGAACAATCTCGATGTAACTTCTTGAACTTGTCCTTTACTCTACCGATAGACATTGAGATAGCCATCTGTAGTGTCTTCTGCTCGTCTGTTAAAGTACCGCTCTGAAGGAATGTATAGAATTTAGTCATTACATTGCTCTGTAATTCATTCAAGAATGCGTCATCAGTCTTTTCTACTGCGATAGTAGGGCCATACTTATTTACAGCTTCAACTGATACAGCCTTGACATACTTCTCTAATGTTAAATCCTCGAACTTAGTTTCCTTATATGTAGCCTGTGAATATGGGATTTCTTCCCCTTCTCCAACTGCTCCATCTGCTAGTGTGACTTTTGCTTCACCTGCTTTTAATACTGTACCTGCTTCCTTAGCGATTGGTCTTACAATCCCTAATACTTCAATTAACGCATTCCAGTTTCTTGTGAATCTAGTGACGAAATCAATTTCTCTCACTGTTGTATTTGTAATCTGTGCCTGTCCTGTTAGTCCTGTTTTTGCTGGCATATCTATTCCACCTTTCCATTTCCTGTGAATAATTCATAATTTTCCATAATTGCCTGCTGGCGCTTTGCTGAATCCTTGATACCCATGATTTCAGCCTTTGTCATTCCAGTACCACCGCCATTCTTTGGATTGTTCAGTCTCTTTTCATCAATTTTCTTCTGACTAGACTCTTCGAACTGCTGTGGATACTGTGTCTTTAAATCCTTAACCTTATCAGATAATCCCTTGACTTCTCCATTTTCATCAAGTTCCATCTTGAATTCAGAATCATGCCCCATCTTGAATAATAGGTAATCAATATCTTCAGCCTTCGCACCTGCTGAAAGTAATCCAATCTTTAATGCAGATTCCTTCTTCGCTTCTTCAATCTCGTCTTTCTGCTTTTCAATGATTTCCTGGTATTCAGTGATTTTCGATTGAATGCCTTCATTTCCTTTGGTTTCTTTCTGAAGATTTTCAATCAGTTTCTGACTCTCTTCATCTTTCTTCACAATGGCTTCATGTTCTGTCTTCAATTTTTCATATCTTAGGTCAAGATTTTCTTCGGATGCTGTATAAATCTTGTTATCCTTCATACCTGTTAGGATGTTTGTTACCTGTTCATCACTGCATCCCTGTGACTTAAGTAATTCCTCTAATGTCATTGTTTCATTCCTTCCTTTCACATTTACAATTTTTACAAGTTACGTCTTGCTATGATTTTCAGTCATTGATGTTTTACGTTGTCACCAACGATAATGACATGAATCAGTTTATTGTCATGTTTCAGGACATAATAAAAGCACCTATCTATTAGGTGCTTTGTTTTTAGTACTGAATTGAATCATCCAGTACTAAATAATTAAGTTGATATACATCTTTCTTTTTCTTGACGCATTCATTAATGATTTCTGTCATCTCTTCTGGACCATATGCGGACATCTGGAATGTTGGAAAATCATCATTGAATGTTTTCTTATAGGCATTTAATGCCTTTTCAAATTCATCAGTCATGTTACTTGACCCCTTTCAATATCTTAATGAACATCTCATATGAATTAGGTAAGAACTTCTTAATGAATTCAAGTTCTGAACCACCATTCACTTCAGCACTCATGATGTTCGCCCACATCTCAGAAGCTGATTCATGTTCTCTACATATGTCTCCACACATCTTAGGATTCATCCCCAATTCTTTACATCCTTCTTTTAAGTCTTTGAGCTTACCTATCCTATTAATGCGATTAAGTCGCCTATTGTAGTATCTGTCACCATGCCCCCATACTAATCGTCTGTGTAACAATCCATCAATTGCATCCTGCACTCCAGCGCTAGCATCCGAATCCATAAGAGATTTAATCGTTTCATTATTTAATATTGATTTCAGATGACTTTTATCATCTCTAACTGCTTTTAAGAATTCATCTGAAAAGCTCAACCTTCTATTGAAATATGTATCAATTCCAGTCTTATCAAGTAATGTATCCATTTCCTTGAAATGAACTCCTTCGCATCCAGTACACACATCGAAGAAGTGCCCATATTCATGTGCTAATGTACTGAATTTAGATTTCCCATTATCAATATACTTCTGTGCTGGATAATCGAATTGAATTTCATTAGTACCTGGATTATACATTCCTGTTCCATATTTACATGTAACTTTATCAATATCATCAGCATACTTGATGTATAGATTCTTTATTGACTCATTTTTATGATTCTCAAGAATCTTCATATATTCGTTATAGTCTTCTTCTTTCATTCCAGCCTTTAATTTCTGTGTATGAGACTTTATGTCCTTATTATCTACCTTAATTCTACTAGCATCTTTTGGAAGATTCAAATATTTCTCCTTGAATAATTCGAAACTATCTGACTTGTCTAACTTGAAGTACTGGGCTCTTTCCTTCAAGGTCTGAAGTTCCTTTTCATCCATTGCCCATTTAGCCCTCTGAAGGAGCTGACAGCGACAATTGCATACGTTTCTGGCACTTCCACCGATTGATGGTGCCTTCATCTTCTCACCACCGACATCAAAGTAGTCATTCCATTCTCGTATCTGTCCATCTGCTTCTCGATGCCATGGTCTAGTGAATCCATCTAATGTCGAATCCCATTGCTTGACTACATCAGCACCGCTTTCGATAGCATCATCTCCAGCATCAATATAGCCCTGCTGATTGATTCTGTGTCCTTCAGTTCGAATGATTCTATTCGCATCATTCAGTGCCTTCTTGAAAGGACTGTTCATTCCATTGGCCACCTGATAGGCCATCTCAATCCATGTCTTACCTCCAGCAATACCCCTTGAAAGTTCCATTCTGACTGATTTCTTCAGCTTGGCGATATTTTCAGGTGTATCACCTCGTCTATAGTAGTTTCTTGAAAGCTTTGATTCTGTTCTGATTGCTCTTTCTACTTTCTTAGGGTCTACAGGCATCAGAATTGGAATATTCTGATTAGAGAAGTTATACATCGAACCGACATACCCATTCACATATGATCCATTGAAGAATTCATCAAGGGTCGTATATTGATTGTCTTTCAGGTCCTTCAATGCCTCATCAATCTGCTCTAGTAGTATCTCCTGGTATTTCCTCTGATAGATGATTGACTGAAGATTCTGAAGGTCATCCCTTGCATTAAGTAGTCTAATCTGCTCCTGGATGTCCTTTCTAGCCTTTCTATAGGCCGTTTTAAGTTCCTTGAGGGCTTTCTCTTCATTCTTCAATTGCGCTTTCACAGCGATTTTTTCAGCCTTATTCATCTGTAGTCATACCGTCCAGCACTGTTTGAGCCGTCTTATTGTCTTCAATATCTTCATCTTCACCCTTAGGTAATCTATCCTTGATATCGTCATAATCTAAATCCAGCACATCACATATGTACTGTATGATGGTTTCATTATCCAGTACATTGTTGAGTGACATGATTGTATTTATCTCTACATCTCTCTTCTGCGCGTCAGTGAGTTCAATCTGAGCATTATCTGATGCATTCGTCATAACTTCTCGGTCGAAATCGAACCATACATCTGACACGTTATATGCTGTCTTATCATTCCTATTGATATCATCAATTACCACCTTGATAATCGATTTAAGGAATTTCTTCAGTCTGATTTCTAATTTATTGCATTTGAGGTCCAACAATGCATATCTTGACTTGATTACTACATTTGTAACATTACCGTCTCCTACCTGTGCGCTATTGAACCCCATACCGAATCTATAAATGTTCTTTTCATCCTCGTCCATTTTTGTTTTTCTAGCTTCGTGTGGAATATCTACAGTGTGGACTTCTAAACCGCCGTCAGCATCAACACCAACCACCTTCTTAGTCTTCAGATTAGTCTGTAATTCATTTAAATCGTCACCATTGAAACCCTTTACCACATGAATAGGGTAGTCAAAATCAGCTAGATTATTAGATAGACCGCATGACATAATGTCATAGTCGTCGATTAAGTCCTTGATAGGTTTCAGACTACTCCATTGTTTCTTATTATTGTCCAATCGGAAAAACGGGATGAATCCAAAATTATCAAAATAAATATGTTTGTCGTTCTCTTTCGTGTAGATGACATGTGGTCTCGGATTGATTGGTTCAGAATCATCAAACATCAGTTTGCCATTATTCTCCTGGACATAGAAATGTGTCTCATTTTTATCCCATACTTGGATTCGTTTAATTGTCTTATTTTCTCTTGTCAGCTTATCAATATACCAGTATATGACATATGCACATCCATCATCCGTGTCACGCTCTCTCACTTCGATTACTCCTAGTGAATCAGCGCATTCAAATGACAGTCTACCGTCCTTATTCATGTAAACATACATATATTCGAACCCTTTTGACATCGTTCCTGTGAGTACGTCATTCAATTCGCAAATAAAATCATCATCAAAGTATTCATCCAGTCTAGACTGGAGTTCTGGAATATCGGAATGAATGATTCCATCTTCACCACTTAACATGTACTGCACAGCCTGGTCTACCAGTTCAGTGAAGAAAGGATGTGACATCTTCGTATTAGTTCTATACGTATCCTCTACCAGCTGACCATCAGCATTGTAGTAGAACATTCTATAATCCATGATGTCATGTTCAGCATCATAGTAGCGCTGTCCTACCTTCGCCATCTTTTTCCTATTGGAACTACTGTCACGCTCCATGAACGTCTTGATTTCTTCTTCTGTCAGCATTCAATCACCTCTCTTCCGCTCTCATGAATTCATTTGTAATCCTCATGATTGAGATTCCATTATTACCAAATAGATTACATACGGTCTCTTCATCAAATGTCTCTGATGAAAAACCTAGAGAAAATAAAAAACAATGACATAATTCATGTATCACTGTTCGTCTAGTCAGTTCTTTTGACATTCCTCTTCTAATATAAATTGTCTGTTCCAGGAACTTAGTCACACCCAGGACTACACCATCGCCCTCGTTGTCAAGTACTCTGTCATCAGCATATTCAACATTCCATTCCAAACCATTTACGGCTGTCTTCATTAATAAACCCATCCTTTACTCATGCTATATCTCTCTACTGCGTATCTTAGCGCATCCATCAAGTGGTTAAAGTCATCAATAGGGACATTCAGCTTCTTTCCGAATCTGTCAGTATCCCACGTGTAGTTGCTAATCTCTGTTAGAAAATTGACACACCTTGGATGGATGATGATTTCTAAATCCTGTATCCACTGGATGCCATGGACTATTGAGTCCTTACCTTTTACAGCACCCTTCACATTCAATCCATAGGCCTTCAGTTCATCAATGGACTTCGGTTCTGCTGAATCTGCGGTAATGCGCTCTTTCCTGTATCCTAGTTCCTTGATTCTTTCAGCGATTGCCTTGTTTGATAGACCCTTCTCATAGAATTCATCATAGATATAGAGTTTACTGTTATCCTTGTCTAGTACACCAATGACGAATGCTGTCGGGTCATTGGTGTATCCAAAGTCTAGACCGCATACAGTCTTCAGATTGTCTCTTATTACTCCTTTTCTGCCTTCCTGGGCTTCCTTCCTAGTAATGAGGGTATATGCTTCCTCTTTCCAGTTCTCATAAATGAGACCTTCAACAATACCCCAGTTCCCTAGTCCAGCGACCTGGTATCGCCTTGGGTTGTTAACTTTCATTCTTTCGAATACGGCTAGGTCGGACTTATCAAGCCATTCATTGCATAGATAGTTAGTAGTCAATGCTAATATGTCAGGATCACATGAATCAAAGAATCGCTTCTTTATCCAGTGATGTTCATTCCATGGGTTCAGCGTGATTGTAATCTGCTTGAAAAGACCTTCAGGAGTAGAACCTCTGATAGATTCGTCAAGCATGTCAAAATCTGATTCAGACATGATTTCATATGCTTCTTCAAGCCACATCCAGCATAAACACCCCTTATCAACTGCGATAGATGTTACTTTTAGTGGGTCATCCAATCCACGAAAGTAGATTTTTTGACCTGTCGGAATATATGTGGCTTCAAGTGGTGACAGTGTGAAATTCCATAGATGGTCCACTCCCCACCTATGTACCGCCCACTTCAAATCAGTGAAGCATGAATCCTTCAAGGTTCTGAAAGTCTTTCTGACTACTAGAAGGTTCGCTTCAGGATACTTCATCAGATTGTAGATATACCATAATGCGGTTGTCTTTGATTTCTTGGAGGCACGTGAACCCTTCACTACTCTGTATCTGCCTCTAAAGTTCCAGAAGGTCTTGTATCCTCTTCCGACTATATCAGGAAGATAATAATACTTCTTGCTATTACTCAAAAGGATAATCCTTTCTGAACCTCTTGCATTGGCGCTTGTCGCATCTATGCGTGTCTATATGCCCCTGTGCAAGCGCTCCATGATACCAGTAGCACCATCCAGCAGGATGATTCGTATAGTTTCCATCTATGCATCGGTATAGGTTTTCAGTCTTGGGTGGAAGATTCTTCAATCGCTCTCTTCTTCGTCTTCTCTGCTCTTCCTGGTTTCCTCTGCCTTTGCTTCTCTTCTTTCTAGTCTTCAAGGTCTTCCTCACCTCCGAATACTGGAAGAACCACATTGACAGTTGCGGTATTATCAAGTACGCCCTGCATTCTTGCTAATAACTGGATAGCTTTGATTCTATCTGCATTTGATGCTGTCTTTTTCTTAGTGACTGCTTCAGAAATACCATCACCACAGCCCTCTACCACTATGACATCTTCCTCTGACTGTTTCAGAATGATGGATGTCAATACTTCCTGCATCTCTCGTGCATTGATGATGTTCTCTGTCTTGATTTCATCACTTAATTCTTTTATATAGTTCTGAAGGTCAACTCTAGTCAATAATTTCTGTCCAATCTGCTTTGCAGTCTTCTCTGAATATCCTGCCTTGATTGCTGACTGCTTCGCATTTCCAGTCTTGACGAATTCCTCACAGAACCTCTTCTGTTTCGCTGTCATTCTGACATCCCTCCTTTCTGACAATATAAAAAAAGACACCTTGTGGGTGCCTCTAGATTATTTATTCCTATTATAACTATATAATAGTTATAATGTTCTATTCAACCGACATCATGGGATAATGTTGTGACATCATGTGTGTAAAATTCTTCAGCGCTTCAAGATGAATCTTTCTGGTATATTCGTATGAGTATGACATCTCACTTGATACCTCATAGAGTGACTTGAAATCAATATACACTCTATACAGAATCTTTCTATCTCTGCTGTCGCTGACATTATGAATCATATCAATCACCGATACTCTGAATTCTGCATAATCCTTATTCATCTTCTTCAGTCTCTTATCTTCTTCAATCATCTTTAAAAGAAGATGCTCTCTTGAATGAGGGTCCGAACTGCCCTGACATGATTCACTGTCATAATTGATTCCTGCAACTCCTAGTGAATCTCTTATCCTGTCAACATATTCCTTCTGTTCCTGGATTTCCTCATATCTGTTTCTCACCTGCATTAGAAATTCCTTCGCAATCATTCAATCATCCTTTCTGTCTATTGTGTCTACACTGTCTTTCGTGTCTTAGGTGCTTTATACTACTATATATATTTATTTTTTTTTTCGTATAAAATCACTAAAAATCACTACTTTATTAAAAATAACTATAAATATAACGAAAGACACGAAAGACACGAAAGACAAAATTCAAATTATAATGTATATATCGTATATTTTTCTGTCACTTGTAGTGTCTTTCGTGTCTACGCTCAATCACTGCCGTTATGTCCTTGGTGGTGCGAAAATGCTTAGCACGTAAGACACCTAAGACAGTAGATCATCAATCAATGGAAGACTAGACAGTACATCAATGAAGTCATTCCATTCATCTAGCTTGTGATTCTTTCTCTGTTCGATGATTCTTGCAACTACCTCATAATTCATCATGACGGTGCGTGTCTGATTATAGGAACTTGGTAATAGTTGAATCATCTGCCACCACATTAATTTATCTTTGCTAGATAGATAAGCATCTCTAGCATCATTCAAACCATGTATTGTGTGTTTCAATATTTCTACCATAGGTGCTTGTAGATGCTCATGACTGAAATCATCTAGTGTAAATCTTTTATCGTGAATCTTATGCATAGTACTGCAACTATTTGCTACAGTGCCGACCTTGTACGTGTCGAATTCCTTCCACCAGTACAGTGGAGCGGTGATGTCCATATACACATTAATCATTCTTAAGTACTTTCTGTGCTCAGTTCCTGCCTTGAATAGATTCTTCATAAGAGTTAAATCATTGTCACCAGGAAGAAAAGTCACTTCTTCCCATTCACTATCCTTGTACATCTGACTATCCATCCTACCCCATGAGTTCATTGGATTTCTCATTCCATGGACGGCTTCCATGAACCCATAAACATTTAAAATTTCACATTTAATCATGTATTTCCTCCTATTTATCTATAAAAACTATTAAAAAACTAGCGAAAAATCATATAAAATATACAAAAGTAGAAAATTACCATACAAATTGCATTAATTATAGTCATATATTAATCCTTCCTATCTGAAGCTACCATGAGACCTAGACATAGCGCTCCCAACATACTGCCAATTACTAGACCACCAATAAATCCAACTAATACCATAATATCCCTCCTTATCTTACAAATGTCTCCTGAAGACTGAAAATGAGATCTCTTCCTTCATCTATGGATCTTGAACTTTTCTTGATTCTTGCATGTTTTGTGATGATATCTATCTTATAAAGATTATCATATGAATCGTTACCATTTCTTTCTTGCTTGTTCTAATGTTCTTTCTAGTTTAGCAACATATTCACTTGAGTATGTTACATCTTTCAATTCTTCTTTATCCATCATATTTTTGCTCCTTATTACTCATTCTCATTTTTTTAATCTA